AAGAGGAAACTGCAGCTCGTTGATGATGTTCTGATCCCTGAACCACTGGTTATAGATCGCGTAGTACGCTCGGAACGGCAGCGCGTTCACGCTCAGGGATTGTACCACCGGACCGCCCTGCGTCGGCAAGCCGAAATAGTCCGCTGGTGTGTTGGGCAAGAAGCCCGTTGCGCTCGACGTGACCGTCGGAAAGCTGCCCAGGTAGTTGAACAACCCTGGATCCAGCTCGCCCATGAATGCCGCCCAATTCTTCCAGACGATCCGGTTAGGGACGAAGAAGAAGAAGGTGTGGACTGTCTGCGAATCGAAGATCGGAAAGAGCGGCGTCGACATGCGCAGAAATGCGCTGACATCGTACTTCATGTGATCGCCAGGCAGGATCTCCTGGACGAGAAACGGCACCAGGTACCCCGCGTCGAACGTGGTATTCACTGTGTGCCGTAGATTGAATCGCGACCGAGGAAACTCCGGCCGCGTGATCATTGCGGCATCGGTGTTGTTCACCAAGCCGCGTGTTGGTCCTTTGAAGGACTGTTTCATGCGGGCACCGCCGCCTCAGCCTCAATGATGGCTGACAGGACTGCGCCTGTGATGACGACACGAGGTTCCTGTGCGCTGATGGCGCACGACGACCGGTCGAATGCGCCCAGGTCGATCAACTCGTGATCGTTTGCGAATCGCGACACCATGGAGTTTTTGTCGCCGAGAATTTCGCGGAACATGCGCACTGCGACTGCGTCATGTTCAAGTACCACCAGCGGGCCCGCTGGACTTCCTGCGAGTGTGTCCCGGATGATGTAGAGCCGAGTCATAGTGTTCGCCCTTGTGTTTTTTGTTTGTGTTTTGCTTCCAGCTCGCGTTCGCGAGCTGGGCCGTTCCGCTGCAACTCCACTGCGCGTTGTTGTCTTTCTTTTTTGAAGTTCGCTAATTGCTCCTCATTTAGTGTCGACAGGTAGCTTTCGTGGAGGTAACGCGGGACGGCTTGTTTGTTGCCATCGTTGATGGCAAAGTCCTTCCAGGACTGTGTGAATTGTCGGGCGTTGCTGGCTATGCCAGGCTTGCGGGACATTTGCAGGAATGGTTTTTGGTATCGGTACACCTCACCTGTTTCGGGGTCTACTCTCTCAGCGCTGACGGCACTGTCGTAGCCGATTTTTTTCGCGCAATAGCCAGCGACATAATTGATCGCTTTTGCAGAGAGTGGGTCCACGCGAACGTGGCCCATCCCCCACGCCTCACTGATGTGAGGCTCATGCAGTGACAGCCCGAACAGGATTACGTGGTAGTGTGGCCGTTTGGTGCGCTCGCCGTACTCGCCGCATCCGAAGAACCGAACAACTCGATCTGATTTCCGAGACCTAAGCCGTTTGAGATACGCTGCCAGGTGTTGCCTGGAGAGCGTCGGCGGCTTGTAGCGGTCCGAGTATGTGAGTGTTGCCCAGCAACTTTCCGCATGTTCGACCCACTCGAGTCGACAGCGGTAGGCCCAGCTTTTTGCCCTGGCCTCTTGACACCCGAGGCAGCGCCCGCATGGGACTTTGATGTACTCGAAACTGCGTTTGTCGGTGATGACCGGAGCGCGGAACTGGACACGGCCTTCCGCTGGTTTCCACGCTGGAAGAGGATAATTGCATCCAGCCACGGGATCATAGCCGGATGCCGCCACGCATCGGCGTCGAGACGTTGCGCCGGTGAGTCTTCTTCACGCGGTTTTTGAACTGCGATGCAGAGCGCTTTTTGTTGACCTTGTGTCGCATCTGAGCTCCTACAGTAGAGGTCGTCTGTCACTGCGCCTGTATTCATCAAGGGATTCTACAGGCGGCGGCACCCATTCGGGCTGCCTGAACTACGATCATGCCCGGAAAGCATCGAAGCAAGCTTCGACGCTTTCCGGGCATTTAATCAGACGGACGAAATGTCCGCTTTTTGACCCGCGTTCGGGTCCTTTCGGGTCGCAACGTCTTGCTCCTCATCAACGACCTTCAGGTCGTCTGCTGTGAGCTCTCCACGGTCCGCAGCGGCGATAACGCCGCCCCATGACCCGTATTGCCTCCTGAGCGCCTCAGGGAGCCGCTCAAAGGCGTTTTTGAGCTCGTTCTGAAGCCTGATGGCTTCCTGGAGGTCCGTTCCCTGGAACGACTCTCCGAACTGCTGTTGCTGCTGGCCCGGCAAGCCGTACCGATTGATGATGTAGTTCACGTCGGTCTCCCGCATGAACTCCTGGCGCGTGACGTCCTCCGCGCCAATGAACGAAATCGCCGTCTCAGCCGACACCTGGTCACCCAGGCCGTCGAACTGCATCCGGTGCGGTTCTGTTTTTCTCATGGAACCTCCTTGTTGAACATGAACATCATGTCTTTGATGGACTTGACATTACCCGATACCATCGGTAGGAGCTTGCCGTACTTGCCGAGCATTCTTTCGGCTTCCGCCTGATTCTGTGCGCCAGGGATCTGTGCCTCCAGCAGTGCTGCCCTGGCGATCGCAGCCCGCAATTCCTCGGGCTGCATTTTTATTAGCTGATTGTTCATATAGAACTCACGCTGGTTACCCAGCTTGCGCGCGATGATGTCCTCGACGCGCTGATCTTGCTCCAGCATTTTTGACTGACCTTCGATTCCAGCTACCGCTGTATTGGTCCGAAGGTTTTGCAACTGAGCATCGAGCAATGCGCGTTGCTCGCGCATTTTTAGGCCGTTGCTGACTGCGTCACCAACGCCATTGAAGGCACTGCCGAATTGCGCAGTGCTCCCTGACGGCGACGACGCGCCTTTGTCATACGCCAGGGCGGGATTCAGACCCGCCGCGGCATAGTCGCTTGCACCGCGCTGTGCGGCGGTGTTCGACATTGACGCCTGGAACTGACGGTTCCGTTCGGCCTCCTTCGCGTTCGCCTGGTTGGCGCGCTCATTCCCGATGATTGTACCGACTGCCTGGACGCCGCCCCACACGGCGCCCCAATCAATACCACCCTTCGGTGCCTGGACGGACACCGGACCAGGTGGCGTGTATGCCGGCATGGGGACTGCCGGCATCGGTTGTCCGCCAGATGGCCTGGCGCTGGTACCCATCAGAATCGACCGAGCAGCGCCGGCGTCGAGTGCATCGGCATCGGCCGCGTGGCCTGCGTGTCAATCAAGATGTTCGCGTAATACTGCTGATTCTGCGCGAGCGCACCAGCCGCCAAGACACGAGCCATCGGCGGGTTTTCCTCAATGAACGCCTGTGACAGCGTGGGCGAGCTCGCGAAGTACTGGCCCAAGTGCCAAGCGTCGAGCGTGCCCGTTGCGGTTGACCGCATTTTTCCAGTGACGCGTGAATTCGCGGTCTTGTACTCCGCGAAACGCTCCTGATACCCGAACACCGTCGTAAGGTCGGTGGGATTGCCGGTAGCGTACAGCTCACCGAGCTGAATCGCCTGTTCACCGATGCCTTCCAGGGCAGGCCAATAGTAGTCGAGCTTCTGGCCGCGATACCACATCTTCTCGATGCCCTGGGAGTAACTGAGCTGAGTCTGCACGTTGATCAGACCCAAGATGAAACCATGTTCGGTTGCGGCATACGATGCCTGGTGCATTGCCATGCCTGTTCCGGCTGCGCCGAGCTGACCCACGGTTCCGTTACCAGACACCGGGGTCGTTTGTGCAACTGGCGTGACCAACATTGGGCTGCTACCACCGCCGATGTACTCTGGACGCTGCAACCGATAGTCCGGACTGCGCACGCCGAAGTGCTGAAAGATGAGCTCCACGTACCTGGTGCCGCCGCGTGCGTCGCGTTCGTACAGACCCTGAATCGCCATCGCACGACGAAAGTCGTTGATCGTGAAGTAGCCCGACGAAGTGAGGTTCGCGTAGATGAGCGGATACCCGCCAGTGCTGCCGTCGAACTTCACATACAGCGGTTGCTGCGACTCAGTGCTGTACCACGTGTACGCGGTGTTGACGTGACCGGTCTCGCGGAGTGAACCTGAAGGGCCGGTGACGCCACCGGCACCAAAGCCGAGACCTGTGACCGGCAGGATACCGGTGAGAGGAACGCCGCCCCCAGGATTGCCCTTGAAGGGGTACGGCAGCGCGGACGTGAAGTAATCGTGGTACTTCGCCCGACGCTGCAGCACATACGCCGTTTCCGGCTGCTGCGTGTCATCAAGAGGAAACTGCAGCTCGTTGATGATGTTCTGATCCCTGAACCACTGGTTATAGATCGCGTAGTACGCTCGGAACGGCAGCGCGTTCACGCTCAGGGATTGTACCACCGGACCGCCCTGC